GCCCTTCTGCTGTTGTATTTAGGTCTTTGAATGACAAGTTTGTAAAAGACTTTTTAACCTGATCTGCGAGTCGCTGCGCATCTTTAATCTGTGCGCGAACCGTATTCACTTTAGTCTTTACATTGTTGACCGTTTGTACAACATCTCGAAACTTCTTGATACCTGCGCGAATGTCATCAAACAAACTTCTACCAACTTCCGGCCCTTCGTTGATAGCCAAACTTCCGTAGATTTGCTTAGGAACTTCGATAGCCTCCCAACGATGGAAAGCCATTTCAACCGGAACGGAAATAATCTGGTTCTTACTATCCCATGTCAATTGACTCGCACCAATAGTGATTGGATATGCCTCGTAAAATCTATATACAGCAGCCGGTTTTGCCGCCGGGTTCCCCTTTTCAGAATTCCCCGCATTCCTGTTGAATAGTCTTAGTTCAATGTACTCTGCGACAACCTCATTGTAGTAAGGAACCGACCAACCATCTTGACTATCCATTATAGCAGATTGCCATTTGTCTAGTGTGTCTCGGGTTTTTCTATCAGCACCCTCAATGAACTGTATCTGTAAAGTTGTGTAGGTGTGGCCTACAGGAACATTGCGCATTGGTCCTGCATATCGCCTATCAATAGATTCTAGGTTCCGCGCTGGCATGTCTGTGATGTGTGCCCGAAACGTCAATACTTGTGATGCATCTTGTCCCCACAACATAGAACCACTTGTGGCTACTCGTGCTACTAATGGTGGTACGATGACTACCTCGAAAAGATTGTCCTGCGCGGCACCGCCACCTTTTGCTAGGTGACTGCGAAAGTCTTTGGCGTTGAATGCGCTCATTGGAAAGTTCTCCCGATTTTCTTACTGTATTCCCGGTACACGAATGATGACGACTTCTTCTGCCACTTTTGTGTAGGCAAGAACATGGCAGTCTGCCAATCTGTAACGGGGATGTGAATGAATTGACTTCTTACATGGGACTTCAAGTAGCAGTGTACCAACGGAGCAATTAACCAATGTGTCGAAAGCCTCTGTAGGTATCCCCAAGACAACCTAAGTCGAGTTTGATCATTCATCTTTGTGTCCGACAAAAGATTATATAGACCATACATAATCAAAATCCGAGCATCTGGTGGTGCGTAGTGTAAGTTGATTGCATAGAACTTATCACCAGCATCTCGGAATGGGAACACCATAGGTGCCGCATCCCAAAATGGGAGGTCATCCTTAGTCTTTGCGTCGTATGCATAGCAGTACATATGACCAACTTTGACGATACCCCTAGAAGCAGAATCTCCTAAGTAGGATTTCATGTTCTGTGTGGATATGGGGTTCTTATACTGCCTGATGAAGTTCTTATACCACTTCATTGCAAGTTGCGTCCTAGCCCCTAATTGACCAGCAGCAAGCGCTTCCTGATGTGCGTGTAGGAAGGGGTTTCTATTCTTAGGCTGATGAGGCTTTGCTGTTTGGTCTGTAATCATCTACTATTTATTCTTGGTCGGGTTGGTCGAATATTTGATACCGATGCGCTTCAATGCGGTTTCTCCCCAAATTTGAAAAGTCCACCCATTCTTTTTGCAGTACGCTTCTGCGGCTTCCCACTTGGACACATTTTTTGCATAGGTAGTGACGGATTCTATCAAAGTCTTTGAAACCTTCTTACCGATCACTTCTGGTTTTCTTATCTGGCTATCTGGTTTGACTTCAATTAGCATTGTGATGCCACTTGTGAATTTTACCAGAAAGTCGCAAAAGTACCTATGTTGTCTGTTGTCGGTGCGGCAGATGTATGGTATAATTATTTCTTCGGATGACCATTCTACCACAGATGGGTTTTCGTCAAACCAATGCATGACTGCCTTTTCCCATAAGGACCGCCAGATGATGTTGGTGTGGTTCCCCTTGTACTTTTTTGGGAATTTTGGGTAGAACTGTCCTGAATATGCCATATCCTATTTAATTTGTGTGAAACTGTGTATGCAATATGCAAACCGCATACGCTTTTGATATAGCAGGGAAATCTTTAAAAAGTTTTGCAAGGTGTAGGAAACTACTGTATAATTCGTCTATCGAACTTTAGGAGCCTTTATGAAAACTATTGAAGCGGGAATTCGCCCAGACACAAACCCCGTAGTTTTGAATAAATATCGCGCAATAAATTACTTACAAGAATTCAACAACCATACCAAGGTTTCTGATTTGTATGACGACAATTCGCACTTTAGAACCATAATGAACGATTTTATCGAAGGCTTTGAATACCCAGATTGGTCTCATCGACGGGTTTGTGATATAATCAATGCTATCGAAAAGTCTTGAAAGGATTACTATGAGCAAAATTTTGGTAGATGTTGTAATCATACAACAAGCACTAGAAACGCTAGAAAACGTTTTTGGTCAAGGCAAAGTCGATGTTAGTGCTATCAATGCACTGCGCAGCACATTGACGCAACCCCATGTAAAGCCACTGTCGCCGAAAGAAATTGATGAAATTACCAAGTATGTCATGCACGACCATTCGTTCGAGTGGGAAGGTGTACAACCTTGGGTCATCCGTCTAATAAGAGCAATCGAATCCTCTCATAACATTAAGGAAACATTATGAAACTAGAACCGCACATCCGTAAGCTATTTGGAATGCAACCAACCCCACTATCATTATCGTGGGAAGATTGGAAAGTGTTTGATGCGCAATCTAAGAAAGATTCTGCTATTGGCTATTATTTCATCGAAGTTATAACTAACATGGGGTTATTCAAAGAATCATTTGTAGATTTGATTACGTTGCGAACAGTTCGATACAAGCTGCGCAATTTCCGTAGAAAGACCCATGTGCTAAGAACCACTGATGGAAAAGTAGGAGATTGGTATGACTTGTGTGAACGCATCCCGGATGCACTGTTCACGGCACTTATTGACTTTGTTGAGATTGAATGTGAACACATGAACCAATTTTGTGGGGTTCCTAGCTACGAAACTGGGGTTGATTGGTTGCTGCACCAAAAAAGCCATGCCAATGAAGCTGGTCAAAAAGACTATGACGACATTATCGAAGCATACTACTATGCAAAACTACGACCAACTTTATCAGACCCATACGAATCAACTGAAGACTATACTGTGATTCGTGCTATAATTGAAACTCGCAGCAACGAAGAAACCAAACACCTTACAACTATTGTAAGACTGCGCGACTACCTATGGACATAACCAATGATTAAGTTTAAATCAGTTTCATCTAAAAACTTTTTAACAGTCGGTGACAACCCTATTACAATTCTCTTGGATAGGGCACAAACCACCGCCATAACCGGGAAGAATGGTGTAGGTAAGTCGTCACTAACTTCTGAAAGCGTTTCATTTGCACTTTTTGGTAAATCTTTCCGTGGAATCAATAAGTCGGAACTAATCAACACGACCAACCGTAAGGCCGCATTAGTCGTTGTTGAATTTGACATTGGTTCGACCCCATATAAAGTTTCTCGTGGCATCAAGCCGGATGTATTCACTATCGAAAAGTCTGGTCAACTGTTGCCGGAAGTTTCTGCAAGTGAAATGCAAGCAACCTTAGATGGAATCCTAGGGTTTGACCATGCAATGTTTTGTAGTAGTATTGCACTAGGCTATGCAAACTACACTCCATTCATGGAGATGACCAAAGCACAGCGCCGACAATTTGTTGAAGACGCTTTAGGTCTATCTGTGTTTGCCGATATGAACAAGATCATCAAATCCCAGTTGTCTGCGCACAATGCCAGCATGACCGAGATTAACACAAAGATTGCGAAGACCGAATCCTACATCGAAGCAACCGAAAGCAGCAACGAGTACATCAAGCAGACTATTGATAAAGAACTCGCAAACATCAATACAGACATTGAGAAAATTCTGGAATCCGTCAAGGAACAAAAAGCAACTTTGACGGGATTGGTTGAGCAGATTGATTCATTCAGCATTGACCAAACCTTCACAAATTCTCTACGCGCCGAAATCGTAAAGGTGCAGGCGGATAAAAGTTATTCTGAAAGGGAACGCAATACCGTCCTAAAGACGTTGGAATTCTACAAAGCAAACTCTACTTGCCCCACATGCAAGACGGAGATGACCGAGGCCCACCGCAAAGACCACATCGATACTGCTAAAGTAACTATCACATCCCTCGATAGTGTGATTAAAGAAGCAGAAGAAACTCTGGAATCTTTAACTGAAAAACTTAAAGAGAATGTTCAGAACATCACCACAGTCACTGGCCTAGAAGCAGAAGCACAGAGAGTCAAGGCAAAGATCACCCATGAAGTATCTCGTGCAAAGTTCCTTAAAGCAGAGGCCGTTAAACGCAAAGAATTCTCTACGACCACTATCGACACAACCGAGCAAAAAGAATTGCTTAAACGCCTTTCTAGTGACCTTGATGCTGCTTTGGTGCGTCAAGAGGAATTCAAGATTGCTGTGGACTTGCTAAAAGATTCTGGAATCAAGGCAAGTGTTGTAGAAAACTTCCTACCAACATTGAATGCGAAGATTAACCAGCTACTAGAAACTATTGGCTTTGGGGTCCGCATCCAATTCGATAGCGAGTTTCAAGAAAGTCTTATTGGTCGGTATGCCGACGAATTCTCCTACAAGAGTTTATCGCAGGGCGAACGCGAACGAATGAACTTAGCAATCATCTTTGCATGGAATGCTTTGATGGGTAGAGATGGTGCTAACACATCATTGCTGATTCTTGATGAAATTGGTATGAGCGCATTAGATGCCGATGGTGTGCAGTCATTGTTCAGACTGGTAGATACGGAATACTCCGACAAGAACGTTTTTGTGATTAGCCATAATCCTGAAGTAGTTCATCAGTGCAAGTCACACATCAAGTTTACAAAAAAAGATGGGTTTGCAAGAATTGTCGAATAAACTGTGGTACAATTCTTCTAACGACAATCTTGGGAGAATGTATCACGAAACCTCAAATCATTTCGGCAATAGTTTACGATAAGCGTGGTAGAATCCTAAGTACAGGACAAAACTCCTACACAAAGACCCACACACTACAAGCAAAGATTGCAGAACGTGTGGGTCTTTCGGGAAAGCACTTTATGCATGCGGAAATTGCGGCATTGGTGAAATGTGATTGGGATAAAGCGTACCGAATTTTTGTAAGTCGTTATGGAAAAGATGGTAGGCCACTTTTGGCAAAACCTTGTAGAATTTGTATGGCGGCTATCGAGATGACCTCTATCAAGAAAATTGACTACACTATTGGAGAATGATTATGAAAACTACTTTGAAAAAAATCCGTGAACAAAGCCCTTGTAAAGATGGTTGGGGTAAGTTATTGAAGCACTTGGGCAAAACTCAAGCAGACGATGTAGAACTAAGCCTTTTAACAATCCTAGAAAGCAACGGCATTGATGATGCTTTGTGGTGCCTA